ATTCAAGATTATTCACCATAGTCTTGATCTGTGCCATCATCTCGCGAGCACAATCATTTACTGTTGATGGCGCTTGTCCTTCAGGCCATCCATCAGGAGGCGCTGAGTTATTGTTTGCAGCTGTAGTGTTCCATGAGCCTACTTTAGACATTTTTTATCCTAGAATGCAGTAAGTAAATGTTCGATCTGCTTGAGCATTATTCGCATGAGTTATTGTGAATGTCTGCTTCCCTCTTGACGACACATATAATGTACCAGCGCTTATTTCTGATGCTGCATTTGCAGTTGTTGGCATAAATCCAATATATGAATTAGCCCCAACTCTTCTTTCTGTTACAACAGTCGATGCTGCATTTGCTGTCAGCGTTATTATAGCCGTATTATTTAGGTTTCCTTGATTCGCCTCAAGAATCCAATTTGAAACCTGCCTCTGCCACTCAGGTATATTGTCAGTCTTTGCTGGCGGTAAAGATATCTTAGACTTTGCATTAGTAGCCATTACCTTACTCCTGCCACTGAGCCATCTATTTCAATGCCCATTATATGAGTAAAATTATATCCGTCAGCAGTATTAAGTCTTATTCTGAAGTATCTAGCTGTGCTTCTAACTGGAGCGAACCCAGTGCTATTCATTACAGTTGATGCATACCCAACACTTGCTGATTCAGTAAGGTTATTTTTGTTTAAAACAGTAACGCTAATACTAGATAAGTTATCCCCTCCAACAACTTGAGGCCTGATGGAAGTTATCATTGCTCTTGCATCTTTAAATAACTCAAATTCGCCACTATCCAATGTAACTGCCATTGCATCACCATTGAATTTTGATAGCTGCCCTTGAGAATTGAATGCGCTCAATACAACTTGACCGCCTGTCCATTGAGCAGAATCAAGCGAATAAGGTATTCCTGTATCAAGATTTGTGCTTACAGCGTCTAATCCATCTAATGTATAACCATTACTTATTGATTGCATGAAAAACTGAATATTAAGGCCTGTTACTAATGCCCATCTATTGAATGCCCAGCTGTAAATAATTATCTTATCTGGGTTTCCATTAATAGCGTTACTTGATGGATATGCCCACATTACCAGTTTATTATTCTGATCTAGTACAGCAAAAACTTTATTCAAAAAATTCACATCAAGATCACCAAGGAAGAATTGGTCTACCTTACCTCTTCCAATAGCATTTAATCCTGTTCCATCGAAAGCATAAAATCCTTCTTGAGAAAGAAAGAATGAAATATTCTGATATTTGATAGCAGATTGAGGTGCATATGCCCCAATAGAATTGTGTATTTTATCAAATTGGAATACAAGTGGAGTACCTACAAACGTCATTCTCCAAATCGATCTTTCCTGGAAAACAACTCCGAAATCACCGCCTAATATCTTCTGTATATGGCCGCCTTCACTTGGCAAATCCTGGAAGTCCGCCATTGTCGCGGCACTTGGCGACCAAGTAGTAGGATCATTGATTGCGCACCATCTAACTCTATATACTTGTGCGGCACTATCGCTAACATTTCCAAGAACAACAAAGTCTCTCATTACCCCAATATGCCTTCCTTTAACAGGCACATCTTGAGATAGATTGGCGAAATTAGCCGCACCAAGTGATATCGTTTGTGGCGGGTCAGTAAATCCATTTACTCCAATTACCGTATTACCCCAGTTTGCAAATTCCCATGTATCAGGATTTGTTACTGTATATGCGCCACCAACAAGACGAGTTACTGAACTGAATGATTGCTGCACAAGTGTATATAAAGCAGAAATATCACCAAAGTAATTATAGTTATTGCTAGCAGGATCAGTTGCTATAATCCCACCTAAAACTATAGACCCAATAGATTGAGCAAACGGGACAAGCTTAGGGAACGGCCTGTAAGACTGCGCATTAGGTATGACATTGGTTATTGTGAATGCCCCTGCCGCTCCACCTGGAGACGTCTGACCAGTAGTTGCATTGGTTTGAGGGGCTAGCCCAGTGCATGGCAAATCAGGCAGCCATTCACCTATAGGAATATAGGTTGTCATTGTGTTTTCTTCGGTGGCAAGCCTGGATTAGCGCTTTGGTTGGAGCCAACTACTTGTTGCTGCGCATTCCCCATTCTCATATCGTTGCCAGACATAAGCGCAGACAATGCTTCCATTTCCATTTGTTTGAAATTAGCTACTGTTGCAGGGTCTGCAATGCGTAGAACGTTAGCCCACATATCTGCTGTTGCATGGTAGACAATTATATCTTCACCAGCAGACGTCCACCCATTAGTATCCGTATCTGCGCTCAATGTAGGTAATGATTGAGTGTAATGCACCGTCAAAGATGTCGCAGAACTTGGTAATGGGAAGAATTGTAGCGTGTCATTCCAGTAACACACTTCCTGTGCTACGCCACTTGCAGCTGCTCCACCGCCGGCAGCAGATCGCTGTTGGTATGCAATCCTGTCGAAACCTTTTATATTCACTATGCTGTCAGCAGAAGAATCTCTTACAGTAACGAAATTAAGAGCTAGAAAATCTGAAGGTACTGCAACAGACATGCTAGCCGTTCCTATAGCAATAGATGTCGCTGTCTGATTAAACCATAGACGTGTTTTCTCATAATGCTTGACAGCACGTATTAATGCCCTCTTAACTTCTGCGCCTAGATCATTTCTATTTAGATAATCTAAACTTACCCTATTTTGCATATCTAGAAAATTAGCCATAGTTGCCTAGAAAGAAGTTGATCTAATACGGAATGTTAATCTCCCTTGGTTTCTCATTAGCAATTCATTTCTTGCTACCTGGTAAGCCATAGTGTGTTTGGAGATCATATCTTGATTTGCATCAATTACGCTTGTCATTAACTCAAGCGCTGCACCATGAGCTATGTAATTAGCACATTCATTAGTCCACTGATTACTGTCAGCATCAGAAGATAATGTAGCCAATGATTTTAGGTAGTAACATATCAATGGATATGCGCTATCCGGGTATAGAGCTAATGCGAAACTATTAGCGTGATATGCGAAGTTTGTAGGTTGACCAGCAATGCGAGATACATTCATATCCCGTATTTCATCAAATGACCGTTGCATTAATTGATAGTCTTGATTCGAAATTGTAACTTCAAGTCTATCTAATGTGAGGAAGTTGGCCGGAACAGCGACCATTGTAGTAGCTACTAATGCAGTAGCTGTTTCATTAAACCAGAATCGTTCTGCTTCTACTGATTTAATCGTGTTATTAATAGCCCTCTTTATTTCATTGGTAATGTCGAATCTATTGAAATAATCGAGAGCTATTCTATCCTGCAAGTCACGGTAAGTAGCCATATCTAATAATGCCCATTATTAAGATTTAATGGCTATGATACAGCTAAATAGATAAGATTTTATCTCTTTCTTTAAACCATTCCTCTGAATACTCACAATCAGAATATTCATTGAACCAAGGCCCACCACGAGTGAAGTGAACTAACTTTGCATCAGGATTTGGCTTATATTCTCCCACAAGATGATTCCATTCTTTTGGCAATTCGCCAATCGAATCTTTATTAGTCCATTTAAATTGATGCAATTCCATTGGGCTTGCACTATTCACATAATATGGATGCAAATCCTTAACAGACGATCTGTGGCCATTAAAAACCATAACTGATGACCAGTTTTTGCATGGATACAGTGTTTGCTTCTGATTAAGGAATTTATTCTCTAACTTAGGAGTGTAATCATGCTTCACTACAAACACGTCTTTATATAAGTCTTTTGTTGCATATGACGCAAGTTCATATATATCACCTAGGCATAGCATGTCACAATCCATGAATATAGATGTAACACTTGATGATAGATATGGTGTCAAGAACCTTGAGTATGTGAAATCAGTTGATTCGTTAGCAGTTTTCTCTCTAGTGTATATTCCTGATTTTCTTAATTGAGGCAAATAGAGTGGCGTTATTGATACTGGCCCACTTGCTCTTTCCATTATTGAATGAGACAGCACATGAAATGACACTGTCTCTCTTTTGTCATATCCAAGGAAGATGTTTAAAATTTTGATATCCTTTTTAATTGGTTATCTCATTCAGTCTTGCTAGCTTGGAAACTAATTAGATTAAATCTAGGTAGCAGCCATGATAACCACCAATTAGGCGTCTCTTGAATCAAGTGAGCATTACGACCATCCGGCAATACTTTATTGGCTGGGCCACAAGCTACATTCAAATATACAACGCGCTTTGTAAGAGACCTGATATCGTCCAGAACGTCTTTCAGGCATTCAATTTCAATATGCTCAAGAACATCAGTGCATACAACTAATTCAGCAGCACGTGGCCTTGTTTTGTATTCTTCGTTGCATGGATCATAATTCTGGATTGGAAATGGAATTCCCTTTT